GTGTGACATTTTGAGGCGGGGCTTTTCTCTTTCTTGATTCATCACCCTGCAACTTGAGCGGGGGCGCTACGGCGCGGAATTTCTGCGCGTGCGGTGGCGTCATCAAGTGACCGAGACAGCACCCCGCAGGCCCTCGCAAGGGGTTAGTCTGATGTGGGTCTAACAAACAAACGAGCGTATGACGAAACCTGACCCACAGATTGAAATGATGGCCGTGGCCGATTTGGTGCCATACGCCCGCAACAGCCGCACCCACGATGACGCCCAGGTTGCGCAAATTGCCGCCTCAATCCGCGAGTTCGGCTTCACGAACCCGGTGCTGATTGACGCGCAAGGAGGCATCATTGCCGGCCATGGCCGCGTGCTGGCCGCGCGCAAGCTCAAGCTAGAGCAGGTGCCGTGCATCATGCTGGATCACCTGACGGAGACGCAGAAGCGGGCTTATGTGATCGCGGATAACAAGCTGGCGCTAAACGCCGGGTGGGACGAAGAATTGTTGCGGGTAGAGATTGAAGACCTGAAGCTAGACGGAGTCGACATTGATCTGCTCGGCTTTAGTGATTCCGAGCTGGATGCGCTCAGCGGGATAGAAAGCGAAGAAAAGATTGAGAATGTAACCATTGGCGAGAATAGAAACCTGCTGATGATCGAGTGCGAATCAGAGCGAGAGCTTGAAGTTTTATTTGAAGAAATGACTCAGCGAGGACTTCAATGCAAAATTTTAAGCTGACGCTTGCATCGCCAGTATCTACTTCGTTTCGCTGCACCAAGGCGGCAAATTCGCTTGATATTGATGTTGAGAAGAAGGCAGTCCATCATTTTGAAGTTTCGGCGGATGTAAAAAGCGACTTCAACATCGGTTTGGTTGTCGGCGCATCTGGTAGCGGCAAGACGACATTTGCAAAGCATGTATGGGGCAATGAGTGCTTTGACGAAATACTCGATCCTAAGAAACCAGTAATTGAGCAGTTCACCGAGCATTATTCTTATGATGAATGCGCCGCAATGCTCTCGGGTGTCGGCCTGACTGCGGTTCCGTGTTGGATTCGCCCGGCTTATACGCTGTCCAATGGGCAACGAGCGCGGGCGGAATGTGCTTTGCAGATGGCGCAAACAGATCGCCAAATGATAGTCATTGACGAATGGACTTCGGTAGTTGATAGAACTGTTGCCAAGGTCATGTCGCATTGCATCCAGAAGCATGCTAGGAAAACGGGCAAGCAAATAATTTTGCTGTCTTGTCATTATGACGTTGCCGAATGGCTAAATCCTGACTGGATCATTGATTGCAATAAACAGGAATACGTCGACCGGAGGTTACTTCGGCGCGAGTTCCAGAGATCAGAAAAACTTGAGTTTCAAATCAGGGAAGTCGGGCGGGAAAGCTGGAAGTACTTTAGCAAGTATCACTATCTGAGCGACCGTCTGGCTGGCGGGTTTCAGTTGTTCTATGGGCTGTTCGTGAATGATGACCAAGTAGGGTTTCTGGCATTTTCAAACTACGTTCCGCATCGCAAGGAATCGAAAGAGAAAATGAAATTGCACTTCAACCGCCTAGTCATTCATCCTGATTTTTGCGGGTTGGGTATTGGTATCAAGTTCCTCGATGCTGCATCCGAGATTGTGAAGTCTCAAGGATATGAGGTTATGGGCAAATTCAGCAGCGCCCCGGTCCTCAATTCATTGGTCAGTAACAAGCGCTGGCGATGTGCCGGAGTTGAGAGGAAAGTAAAGGTTAGGTCTTCTGGAAATATGCAGCGTGGAAAGTCTGGATATAGCCGAGCAGACCAAGCGGCTCGCGGCGATTCGCATGGATTCCGCCTCGATGTTAAGACCTATTCATTCCGCTATGTAGGAGATAAGGCGTAATGCCGCTAACGTCTAAACAGGAAAAATTCGCGCAGGCTATCGTGACCGGATAAAATAGGCGAGCCCGCAACGGTGGTCGAAGACCGATGCAGGCTCTAAGCAATCAACCTCTCTGAAAGGTCATCATGCCTGTCTCAAATTCTACGCCTGCCGATAACTCGTATTACGTTTACCAGCTCATCGACCCGCGAGACCTCACTGTTTTCTACGTCGGCAAGGGCAAAGGCCGGCGCATCAAAGACCACGTTAAAAGCGCAAAGTCTGGTCTGATTGGAAACGTTCCAAAGCACAAGCGCATAGAAGACATTCACAGCGCAGGGATGAATGTGATTGAGTGCGTGGCCATCAGCGGCCTGTCAAGCGACGCCGCATTGAAGATTGAGCGTGAGTTGATTCGCGCAAGCAAAAGCACGTTGACCAACATTCTGCATGGGTCAATGTCAAACGCGGAATCAGCCGTAGAGCGGGCGAAGTTCATGCTGAAAAACATCATGTCGTTTGACCGTTGGGTTGAAACGGCGTCCCAAAGACAAAAGCAGGCCGCCATCAATGAAGCCGGCAGCTTGAAAGCCTTTTACGACAACAGCATGGCGTTTTATCGCAAGATTGCAGATTTGAGGATTTGATGGCAACTGACTGGGCCGCGTTACGCGTTGAGTACGTCAATGGCTCCATGCAATACAAGGAGCTTGCTGAGAAGCACAAACTCAAAGAGGGAACGGTCAGGCAACGGGCAAACCGCGAGGATTGGGCGCATGAACGTAACGCGCTGTCACGCGCTGTAACGCAAGCTGCGCACGCATCATTAGGTGACGAGCGGGCAACCCGGCTGGCCAAGTTCAACGACCAGGACGCGAAGATTGCCGAGGCATTGAAGGCCAAGGCTGCGAAACTGCTGGGGCGCGACACGATAGACCCGTCCGAGTTGAGCGCCTTGTCCCGCGTCTTTGATACCGCGCAGAAGATGGGACTTCTGGCCTTGGGCGCGGCAACGGCAAACACCACGGTAAGCACGCGCACGCTGGAGCCTTTGACAGACACGGACTTTTTGGGATGAGCTTTACGCCAGCACAGGCCGCATTTGTTTCAAGCATGGAGCCGTTCCCGGCTTTCGTGGGCGGCTTTGGCAGCGGCAAAACGGCGGCGGCTATCGCCCGCATCATGCGCCTGAAGCGGATGTGCCCTGGGCAGGATGTGGCGTATTACCTGCCGACCTACGGGCTGGTGGAGGACATTGCATTTCAGCGCTTCCCGGCCATGTTTGACCGCCTGGGGCTTGGGTACAAGCTGAACCGGCAAACGGCAACGCTGCAAACTGACCTGGGGCGGATCATTTTCCGCACGATGGACAACCCGGACAGAATCGTGGGCTTCGAGGTCGCCCACAGCATCCTCGACGAGCTGGACACGCTGCCAATAGAGAAGGCGCGCAACGTCTGGAACAAGATCATAGCGCGCAATCGGCAGAAGGCCAGCACAGCGGGCGGCAAGTCCGTGGCAAACACGGTGGCCGTATCGACAACGCCCGAGGGGTTCCGCTTCGTTCATGAGCGATGGGTAAAGAATAAGGTGCCGGGCTATGAGCTGTTCCGCGCCAAGACGATGGACAACGCGGCAAACCTGCCAGATGGCTATATTGACAACCTGCGCAACAGCTACCCGTCAAACCTGCTGAGCGCTTACCTTGATGGTGAGTTCACAAACCTGACCGCTGGCAGCGTCTATTCGGAATACGACAGGTCGTTAAACGCAACAAGCGAAACAGTGCAGCCGGGCGAAGCGCTGCACGTTGGCATGGACTTCAACGTGGCCCATGGCGCGGCGGTCATCCATGTGTTGCGAGGCGATGACCCGCACGCGGTGGCAGAGCTGACCGACGTATTCGACACGCCCGCAATGATTGCGCTGCTGAAGCGTGACTATGCAGGCCACCAGATCAACATCTACCCTGATGCGTCCGGGCAGAACAGGAAGAGCAACAACGCCAGCGAGTCCGATCTGTCGCTACTCAAGGCCGCGGGGTTTCGCGTGTGCGTGAACCCGACGAATCCGCGTGTCAAAGACCGGGTGTTGTCGGTCAACGCCATGATTCACAAGGAAGGCGCGCGACGCTACCGGGTGAACCCTGAAAAGTGCCCGCAGTTGGTGGAGTCGCTGGAAAAGCAAGCCTATGACAAGACGGGTGAACCCGATAAGTCGGGCGGGCTTGATCACATCATTGATGCGGCTGGGTACTTCGTGACCTACCGCTATCCGATTGTCAAACGCACCGCCACAGTAACCCAGCTGCGCTTCTAAGCCGCAACAACCAACACAAGCACCCGCGAGGTGCTTTTTTACGCCCAAACGCATGACACTCAAGGTAAACGACACCAGCAGCGAAATCAACAAAATGAGCCCATCATGGGCCATTGCTGACGCTTTGCTTGGGGGTACTACGTCCATGCGTGCGGCGGGTAAGGCATTTTTGAAGAGGTGGCCTAATGAAGAAGAGGCTAGCTATGAATCGCGGCTTGAAACAGCCACCCTCTTCCCATCATTCTCCCGCACTGTTTCGGTGATGGCGTCAAAGCCATTCAGCAAGCCTTTGCAACTTGGCCAGGATGTACCACCTCAGATTGTTGAGTGGTCAGAGGATATTGATCGCCAGTGTAACAACCTGCACAATTTTGCCTTTGGTTTACTGTCTGAAACACTGGGTTATGGCTTGTGCGGTGTGCTGGTTGACTATCCAAAGGCTAACGGCGTCACAACCCTAGCCGACGAAAAAGCGGCAGGCCTTCGCCCTTACTTTGTCCATATTAAGCACGATCAGCTTCTAG